GCCCGTTTGGTGGAATGTGACAGATAAGAATGAGAACTTCTTTTCCTTCGTGAAGCAGATGTCAGATGAAGAGTATTCAAAGTGGAGAGGGAAGTTGCGTGTTTTTATAATTCCTTCCTCAATCTATGTGCTAGTAGAGAAACTCACATCCCACTATCGGATGCTCAAAGAACGAGGCTGGATGATACAGATTGGCCATAGGTGGTGTCATGGCGGTTCAGACCGACTAGCTCAGTGTCTGGGAATAGACCTCGCGACCTGCTTTGAGAAGTGGTGCTGGGAGGGAGACGTTAGTAATTTTGACCAGAGTGTATTGGAATTCTTTATCAATTTGTACTCAGGATTCGATACAGCCTATTTTGATCCAAAGTCCCCGGATTTTCCGATCTTCGAGATGTTTAGCAAGTGGTTAACAAAACATTTGATCATGAGGGTTACCCACTTGTTCGGAGATATTTGGGCTATCATTAAAGGCGGTGTCCCCTCTGGGATCTATCGTACCAGTCATATGGATTCGTGGATAATGGGATTGTACTACTTCTTGTTCTGTGTCTGGTCGATGCATAATGCACCGGCAGAGCATCGAGAGAGATTAGAGGAGCTATTACATGATGTTGTACGCTTCATTGTTTACGGAGATGATCACAATGGTAATCCTGGTGGTGATCCTCTAGCCCAGCAGTACTTTGGAGGCGTCCCGTTTGCAAAATTCATGAATGATTACTTTTCCGTGGTAGTTCGAGATCTGAAAACGCAAGTCCCTTTTTGCTCTAAGACATACCATGGCTGGCTCACTGACACTGGTCTAACATTTCTGAAACATCAGCATATTATAAACCCCTTAAAGGAGTCCGGAGATCCGTGTTATAAGGATCAGGCGACATTCCTCCCTTTTCGTGAAAGTAGGGAGTTTATAGTTCGTGCAATGTGGGGTCGAGAAACACGTCAGCGTGATGAGCTTGATGTAATAATGTCGTGTGTTGGACATGCTTATGGGACATACGGTTCAAACAAGGATGCTTATGACCGTTTGTCCTTGATCTATGAAGAGCTGCTTTGGACCTGTGAAGTCGCTCCGGGCCAAATTATGTCTGATATAGTTAAGCGTATGTCTGTGAATGATATGAAAAAGTTACGTCAGATGGGGATAACATCAGATCAATTATTGGCTGGCTTTCCAACATGGGAAACAATTACTTCTAAAAATACTATGGATTGGTTGTATCAGGATATTACGAATCGCCCAATTGAAGATGACTCGTGGGATAGTGCGGATTGGGAATTGGCGATGAACTAGGCGTTTGCCTTGAAAAAGAAAGAAAGAAAGATTGCCTGGGCAGAAAAATACGAACATGCCCTACTAACTGGGGGTAGATAATGAC